GAGAAGGAAGATTGCTCCATGGAGTGGCATCTTCCGATTCTACCAGCATCCGTTCGGGACGGATAACCGTAGCAAAAGCAGCCGTTATGCAAATCATTCCCTTCCTGTCCGTATACAGCCTTCCCCTTGCAGCATTGGCAATAAGCTGCAGACACTCCTTATGGGTGACACAGGGCAGAGGATTATTTACTATTATCTTCTTTAAATACTGATCCAGCTTATAATCCCGTTCATCTACCCCTGCATCCCCAAGAACATCCTCGGCCATAGCATAAAGGCTAATCCCTTCCGGAAAATACTGTCCCCGATAATAAATTTCTTCCAGACATTCAATCTTATCTCTGGCCGTAAAGCACATCACATTGTCATCCGCTTCCCAGCCGCTTAAGCGACACACGCAGCCATCCATCCAGGTTATTTCCCCGCCGTCTTCAACCTCGTAGCCATAGCGAACCAGTACTTCCTGCCCGATTTCAAGGTAATGAATCGCGCTTTCCTTATTTTCCACATCAAACATCCGATGGTTATTTTCTACCGTTACCGAAAAGTCAAGCGTTGGCAGTTCTTCCGTAATCGGGGAAATATATTCCGTCTTCATGCTCTGGATAATCTTCTTATTCTCAAAGGAAATGCCGATTCCCATCAGAATCTTCTGTATCCTCATCCGATCCTGCCCGCCGGACATAACTATCGGCCGAAAAATTAAATATTCCGTCCTATCGAAAATCTCTTCTGTTGTCCAGTGGCTTTTTTGATTTTCGGTAAAAGATATGGTTTTTTTTCCATTACTCACAGTAAAGTCCACCGGATAACAAGGTCCAAAATCAACGGTCAGCCCGCGAATATCATAGATACTGCCAAAACGGATAGCCATTGCTCCAAACAACTCCCGGGAAATCGCTCCCTGGTTAAATAAATAGTCGGCATTCTCTGGTCTTGGGGGAAACAGCATCCCTCCATCAGCCAGAAAATAATTCTCTTCCATTGAAGCATAGAGAAATTCAACTTCTTCATTTTTAAACAATTTAGTTGGTTCAGAAAGGTAGCTGTACTGAATTTCTTCCGTTTCATCCAGTTTTGCATCTTTCTGGGCCTCCTGATGAATAACACCGATCGTTACCAGCATGTGTGACTGGTTTCTCCGCTTTTCCTGCATGGACTGTTTATAAACATCCGGCATAGAAATCATTATGCAATCACCCCACAGTCTATCAAATTTACCTTGCAGTCCTTGTATCGTGTAGGAAGGCCATCCGGGGCAAATTCTATGGGGGTTGCCGTTCGGTTCCCAGGATACATCCGGATAGTAATAAAACGGTTATGAACCATATCCGGGATTTTTGCAATAACGACAAACTGGGCAAATTCCTGCAGCATCGCTGACCAGACCGCGGCGTCTAAAAACTTCCACTGCAGCCCATCCGCCTTATATTGGTCCCTTCCCACCTTCTGACCGATAAATTCTCCGCTGGCATTTTTTCCATCGCTGACATTCGTTGCAACTAATAGATTCATCCCTATATCTGGTGCAGGAAATTCCTTTCCGTTAATCGTAATTACCGCCAAATCATCCCCCTCCTTTTTCCAAAAACTTCTCCAGCATGATCAGGTTGTCCGAAGTTTGTAGCCCGAACGGCTTTCCAACTCCTTTAATCCCTTCTGAACATTGCGAATATCCAGACTTACGGTAAAATCCATCTTTTCAATCAGCGCAATTACCTGTTCCAATAGCCGAATAATCATCCTTATCTCTTCCTGACTGACACTTCCGCTTCCGTTCATTCCGCTTATGGAACTAAGAAGCTGGGGAAGCAGTGCTTCCGGACGCAGATTGCTTTCTCCTGTGCTCCCCACCATAGCAAGAGGCGGAGCAACATGAGAAGCTATCTGTGCCATACTGCTGACTACCGGTGCCATAGCTGTATGCATTCCGCTTTGGACAGCCTGGGCTATACCCTGGGTAATCTGGGCATTGTTCGCCACTGCTGCCCGCCCGCCCCAACTGCCCACCATCTCCGGCAGTCCATTCTCGCGGGCAACAAACATCTGCCCGGCTTTAGGAAATCCTCCAGAAGCGTGTCCCCGGACAATAACCCTTGGACGCCCTACCGACGGAGATGCCTTTTTACTCTCAGAATCCTCATCGTCCGACTCCTTGGCTTCTTTATTCGCCCGGATTGCTTCTTTGGCATCGTCGATAATTCCACCAAAAAAGCTGCTTACTTTGCTGCTTATATCGCTTATCCAGTCACTTAAAGAAGACCATACCGATTTCATGCCGTCCCACAGATTATTTAAGATGTCTTTCCCTATCTGGACAAAATCTTCAGTATGAAATACTGCCTTAATCGCCTGCCATATTTCTGTAAACCATTTCTTAATCGCTTCCCATTTTTCCTCGATAGTTTTTCTAACACTCTCCCAAATCTCCGAAAGCTTATCGCGGATACTCTCAAAGATTTCTGTAGCTTTCTTTTTGATTTCTTCCCATTTATTCAGAAGATTTTTCCTTACCTCTTCCCAGATTTCCAGAAGCTTTTTCTTTATACTCTCCGAAATCTCCGAAAGTTTATCACGGATACTGGTAAAGATTTCTGTAGACTTCCTTTTAAGACCTTCCCAGACTTCGGCCAGCTTCTTTTTAATATTCTCCCAAATTTCCGAAAGCTTATTTTGGATATAGGTAAAGATTTCTTCGGCATTTTTCTTTATGGATTCCCATTTTTCTATAAGCTTTCTCTTTGCATCTTCCCAGATTTCTATCAGCTTATCACGGATCTCCCCAAAGATTTCCATTGCCTTTTTCTTTATCTCCTGCCAGATAGTGCTGGCAAAAGAAAAGATAGAGCGCCATTTGCTTTGCCAGTCTTCCCTGATTTCTGAAAGCTTTTGCCGGATACCTTGATAAATTTGTGAAAATACAGAGGCAATCATGGTTTTTATTGCTGACCAAATTCCGGAAACAAATGTCTTTATCCCTTCCCATGCTTTTTCCCAGTCCCCGGTAAATACCCCAGTTAAAAAGTCCATTAATCCGCCCAGAGATTCCAGAATACCTGCCACCACATCACAGATTACACTCCAAAAATCAAGAAACCGGCGTCCTAAAGCTTCTACGAAACTTGCTATAATGGGAGCCGCTTTTTGCATCAACCAGGAAATAAAAGGCTGCAATACATTTGCCCATAGAGCAGACACTGCATCACAAGCTTTTCCAAAAAACTCTAAAAATTTGTCAATGAGCGGCTGCAAATGTCGATCACAGAATTCCGTAAATGCTTTTCCCAAGTTCTGAACAACCGGAAGAAAATATGTCTGATACAGTGATAAAAACAACCCTGCAAGTTCAGAAAACCCATCTCGAAAGCTTTTAATCATCGGAGCGATATGATCATCGTACAATTTATTTATCTTGGAAAATGTATCATCTACAAGCTTTTTAATCCGTGCAAACACTGGCTCAATGACTTTCAGCGTTTCTTCCAGAGCACTGCGGATTTTTTCTTTGTTATCCACAAAAGGCCCTGTAATTAAATCTAAAATATCCCTTACAAACTTCGCGACAAGTTCTGTCACACCCATAAATGCGCTGGCAAATATCCCAATCAAATCCGCGGTCAGTTGCTTTGCTTCCGGAGTTCTGAACACAGAAAAAATTTCTGCTAACGCCCGGATAAAATCGGCAATAATCCTGGAAATATCGCTGCCAATACTAAACATGGAAATCAAATATTCTTTTATCCGCTGTATATTTTGCGAAAGATACCGTTCCAGCCCGCCAAGAAGATTATCGGCTATCGTTGCTCCCATCGAAAAAAAGCCCCCGATAATCTCCCCAAGGCTTTGAATAAAAGTATCGATAAAGTTTTTAATTGCCTGTTTTACTTCCTCATCAGAAAAAATCTCCCCAAACTTCTTTTTAATCCCATCCAGATGATTTTGAATGGATTTAAGCCTTCATCAATATCCTGAGAACATTCAAAGAGCAACAGAGAAAAGAGGGAGTAGGTCCTTAACAGCTTTCCAATTCTTCCACGCCGGTATCCAGTTCGCCCATATCAAAATCATCAGCTTCATAATCTCCGGAGCCTCCTGCTCCGCCTCCGCCAGAACCCCCGGACGGCGGCCGGATGATATTTAATTCATCAATTCCGGTTGCTACCCCTTTAATCGCCTTTGCGGCCTTCCCGGCTGCCCCACCTATCCCGCCTACCGAAGCGCCGGCTTTATCGGCATCGGCACCCAGCTTTGCAAGATCGGCAGAGGCTGCTTTCACTCCTCCCCCGCCTCCGGACTTTTTCCCGGTCAGCATCTCGGTAAAGGCGCGAAAAGCATTGGCAAGACTCATGAGTTTTCCAATCATTGTATTAATCACCTGAATTACCGGGGTCAATACATTAATCAGCCCCTGACCTATCGTAGCCTTTAAGCTGTCAAACTGAAGCTTTAATACCCTGACCTGATTTGCCCAGCCGTCAGCAGTACGCAGAAAATCCCCGCTTGCCGCCGACAGCTTATCCTGGACAAAGGCATAGCGCAAGGCTACCTTTTCCATCTCGGACATCTTCTGTGTTGTCTTTCCATAGCCATTCGCCAAAGCATAGGCATCCAGAGCGTTCTGTGTCATTACCACGCCCAAATCCTTAAGGACTTCCGTTTCCCCGGTAAAAACAGCTTTCAGCTTTGTATAAGATTCCTTCTGGTCGAGGTTATAAAACGACGCGACATCTCCGGCCAGCCCAGTCAGTGTTGTTGACATTTTATAGGCGGATTTTTCCGTAAAGCCAAAGGATTTTGCCATGGCTCCAAAGGTTCCGGTAAACTGTTTAGCCATGGTTTCCGACAAACCAAAAGAAGTAATTGCATCTTTGGCAAAAGTATCAATCCTTTTTGCCATCTTGGGAAAGGTTACATCCACTACATTTTGTACCTCTTCCAAATCCGATCCAAGGCTAATGCACTGCTTAGAGAAATCTACCAGCTTCTTTACCGCAAACGCCCCAGCAATCATTTTCCCTGCCTTCTTTGCCATTCCCTGGATTCCCCGAACCTGCTGCTCAAACCCTCTCTGGTTCAAAACAAGATCCAGATCAATCCGACCTGCACTTCCTCCGGATGCATTTCCTCCCGCCGGCATAATCTACCCCCCCTTCCCCAAAAAAGTTCTGTCTACCTGCACTTGGCTAAAATCATTTGCTCTAACTGTGCCATAGCCTGGTTAAACTCTTTTGTCGTCATTTTCTTTCCTCTGCGGCACTGCCATTCCTCCCAAATCCGTTTCTGCTCCGAAGTAAAGTACTTTCTCCTCTCCGGATCGGTTTCCGAACGGATAGCTACTACCCGCCCCAAAACCGTTTCCGGAGAAATACCGGAAAGCAAAGAACAGAACTCATCCCAGGAAACCGTAGAAAACTCCCGTGTACTTAAACGAAGCCCGTACTGCGAAAGAAAACTGGAAACAATCAGTTCCCAGTCTTCAAATAAATCGTAGTACGGGTTATTCTTCTCGCGCTTCCCTTCCCGGCTCCTCATCCGAATTGGTAATCAAGTACATGGCTTCCATGACCACCGTCAGTAAATCCTTAAAGCCCAGTTTAAACTTCTCCACTTTCTTCCTGGATTCCTCCGGAAAAATCATCTCATAAGCATTCATCACTTCTAAAGGCCCGGCTGCATCATCCATTAATCCAATGACCTTCAGCACGGTAGGGGCATCCTGGCGAACCTCGATTTCCTCTCCCTTAATTACAAGGACTGCCTTATCCTCAAAAGACAGCTTGTCCGTGATATCCCTTCGCATAAAATCCTCCTTATCATTACACCGTTT